GTCGAGATAGTAACTGGCTGAGTGCAGCCATGTCGGAAATAATGATCGATCCTGAATGTACGGTAGTGATGGCCGCGGGGGATGATGTGCTGATTTGGGACAGTGTTGATCAAATCTTTATAGAGGCTGACGTTGCCATGTGTGATCAATCTCATAGTCACGAAAGTTTGGTGCTTGGACTATTGGCTTTTCTTAAACAAGTAGGCGTGGAAGACCGAGTAATTGAGAATTACAGGGAACAGTTCGTCAAGGATTATGTTGCCAAAGGTAAACGATTGTTTGTCAAAGGCAATCCAGGAGTGATTCTTCCTACCGGTACCACGGCTACGAGTTGTGCTAATACTCTAACCATCTTGGCAGGGAGTAGTTATGCCTACGCCAATGATTGGCCCATCGAAATCGCGTTTAAACATTTGGGTTTCGAATTAAAGATATGGACGACCGACAATCCTCATTTAGCCACCTTTCTCAGAGGTTGGTGGCAGAAAGCGGAAGAAGGAGTCACGTGGGTTCCTCTACCGTCTATAGTGTTAAAGATTGGGAAACTTTTAACTGATCCGGTGACCATTACTAAGGTCAGGGTCAGGGGAAAGAAGATGAGATTGTCAAAAGAGCAAGCGTGTCAGCGAGTGGCCTTTGCCATGGCGACTAGTCTGGGAGCTGATTTGTCTAGTTACCCTATAGTGGGTGACTTTCAGGACACGTTCTTCCGATTGGGAGTCGAGCATTCAAAAGATATTCTGGTTTCCGAGAGCTCTCATAAGCCGCAGGCCATGCGGGGGGCTCTGGAATTGCATTCAGTCCTTAACAGTTTATATGTGCGTTACGGTATTACCGAAGAAGATTGCACTTCTTTGAAGAAACTGTTACAAATGGTCGAATCCCTTCCGAGTTATGTCGAACACCCCATTTTCGACAAACTACGGAATGAGGATTATCCCGGTGATGGGCTGTCACCGGCCAGTCTGTTGAGAGTTTTCAACGGGTGTTTACAAAACTCCATTCAACAAGTATTTAATATGTCAGAAATTGTTCCATTTAGAGCAGCTGGTCGCAGCAACCAGCTGGTCCGGGCTATAGCTTCACAGATGTCTAATATTCCATCTCCAAAGGTGGCGGCGGCTCTGGCGGGGGCCAAAATCACCAAGGACCAGATCGTTAAAGGTTTGGAAATGTTATCATCTATGAAGACTAAGCCTTCATTGAGGGGATCTATGAAGAAGGCCAAGAAAGAGAATGCTATCGCAGCTCCGGTTTCCATTGGCACTCAAGTTTATTCTAAAGGACCATCCATCTCGCGTTCCAACAAAGGATGTCGTGTGGTCAATAGGGAATTAATAAATTCGAGTGTCTCTGGATCAGTAGCGTTTGGTATCGTGCATAAGTACGAACTTAACCCCGGAGTGGCTGCC